GCCCCTCTTGCCTCTTACTGCGGCGTCGCAGTCACGACGCCGGCAGTGATTATGTGGCCGTTTTCGGCTGGAACGTCTTGTTTAGGGCTATCGAATTCCACCCATGACAGCCCGGTAACGGCGTTCGCTGTTTTTTGGAGATCGGTGAATGCGAGCCGTCCTCCGATTGTCCGGTTTTGCGGTGCCAAAAGGTTGGTTACGGATGTGATAGCTGCGCTTGTAACCGCTTCCGGCGAATTGTTCGGCAAGACTCCGATGCGCATGGCGACGTTCAGTGGATCCGCGACAGCATCCAGGAGTATGTATCGCTCCTTCCACGGCCCGAGATGTCCCCATTCACCGCATACTGCCCAGATTTGCTGTTTCAAGAGCGTGCTCATGGGGCCGCCACCGTCCGGAACCACGTACAGGATCATGTGATCGTGTGGCCAGTATTTGCTCGTGTTCCGGTCGAGCGCCTGACAGTGGAGCACACCGGGCTGATGTTCCAGGAGCGCTGCATAATCGGGTGTTGTTACTGCTCTGCGTTGCAGTTGCACCATACGAGGTATCATGCTGCGGATCGATTCACGGCCTTCTGCCGCAGCTCCGCCCGTTGCCGGCTCGATGTTGGTGCAGGTGATGATCCCGGAGTAACCGTCCGGCACACCGTATATAACGGAATGCCCGCAATTGCCGGATGCTCCGGCCGTCCGGATGTAACGGAGGTTCATCGTGCCCGACGGCGGGAGCGAACCCTTTTTGCCGTCTCCCAGCACGAGCCATACTTCGTCCGTGTCGCCGTTTAGTTCGAGCAGGAAATGCAGATCGGCAGGCCATGACCGCCAGAATGAGTCGATATTCGTCCAGGATTGAGCCGGATCTCCGTGCGTCAGTTCCGTGAATCCGCCAGCAACACCGGCTTCCAGTTTCAACCTGGGATGCTTTGTCCGGTCCACAATAGCGAAATCTGATGCAGTCAGCTCCTGCTCGACAACGGTCCCCTGAACAGCATTGACTTCCACGCTGTCAGATCCGGAGGGAATGGATACTGCATCCACGGTCACGTATTGCAGTCCGTCAGCCCGGTTGAATGCGGAATATTTCGGTATGGCGATAACATCCGATCCCGCTTCAGCCCGTGTGAGCCGTAAACGAGTGGACGCCGCAGCCGCCAGGGTAGGGAGATACCCGACAACCGTGCCCAGGCGGATAAGGCTCTGCCGTCCCTGCGCATACGCCAGCCATCCTTCGCCCGCAACGAAATCGATGTAGTGATGTTCCTTGTCACGAGCGCTGGCATCCAGCCTTGCAAGAGAAATACCTGCATCGGAATGGTTCCGGTCCGTGTATTCGGGGAGATTCTCATCGAGGCCGGCGAAAAACTCCTCAAGCAGCGCTGAATAGTCACGTCTGGCAAAGTTGAACAATGGCGGCATTTATGCACCTATACGACGTATTTACCAAGAAGGATTCCGAATATGGTCCCCACCAGAAACACGATGAAGATGTCAAAGCTCGTGATATTCGTGACGGTCATTGCGTCGACTTCCTTTTCACGACGCCGGCACGGAGGCCGGCTGCTACCGAAGAAGGGCAGACATCCCGCGTTCCGCTGGACCCCTACAGAACCCATCTCGCAACTAATGCACCGAATGCGGCTCCTAGCGAAAACACCACAGCGATATCAGTACTCGTAATGCTCATGTCACTACCTCTTGCACCCATATGTTAAGAGTTTTTGGGGAGGAGCCCGAGGAACACTTTTTTGCAAAAAAGGGTTCCTCGGATTCTTTCTTTGCCTTTCCTTCCCTCTTTCCTCTTGCCCTCATGCGGCCATCTCCATGAGGAGCCGAGCTACGCTGGGGCATCTGAGCAGCGTGCCCGGTTCCGGATCGCTGGTGATGTCCATAGCGTCGAGTGACATCCCTGCTTCGGCTGCATCTTCGAGGAACATGTCGGCAATAGCCCACCAGTAGCGGATATCTCCGTATAACCGGTGACTGATGAGCAGCCACGTGTCGCCGTATTTCACTTCGTAGAATTGATCGTCGGATCGAGGAGGCAGCGGCATGGTTTCTCTGGGCCGCAGGAATCTGATTCCTTCGATCTCCTGCGCAGGCATCCCGTTGTAGCGACTGCACCCGTCGTGTCCCTCGGAGTCGATCTCCCCGAGGGGATATTCCTGAGCACGTGCCTGCCGTGGAGTTACGAACGGGCTGACCAGGTTCGCTTCCACCTGGTTGCGGATGAATTCCACGAGGAACCTGACCGGCAGCTCGCCTCGATCTATTCCGTCACCTGTCGGGGACCACTGCACTCCGTCCGGGATCGGAATCCGTGCTCTTTTCTCCCATCTCTCGGTTGCCATTTCCACCCAGGTCTCGAATTCCTGAGCTGTCATTTCGTTGTTCGGATCGAAAGTCATGGCAAACAGGCGGCTACCGAATTCCGGGAGCGTGTCGTGTTCTCCTTCTCGCACCAGGAGGATGTGAGAGATCGAGTCTGCTATGTGATTACGTTCGTGCGGCGGAACCACACGGATCGTGTGGCGATCCGGGATGTATTCCAACATGACCGAAACGGAATCCGTATTGCCTTCGGTGATGCGGAACCCGCCTGTAATCGGGTCGATTTCAAGCGGAAACGCAAAACCTTTTCCGTAGAATGGCGCTCGTCTTAACAACATCTATGATCTCTCTCTAGCTGGCATCATTCTTGCCCTTACAACCACGCGAGAATCATGCCAAAGTGTTAAGAGTTTTTGGGGAGGAGCCCGAGGAACACTTTTTTGCAAAAAAGGGTTCCTCGGTGCCTTTCTTCCTGCTCTTCATCAGCCCTCGAAGGGTTTTATGTCCTTGGTTGCCGCCCCGATCTTCGCTCCGAAATCGTTCGACAGGAAGGCCGAGGCTTTCCACTTGGGAACAGTGAATGATGCTTTCTCAAGGGGATCGTCCGGATTCGTGAATGTCACGTTTACCGTTTCGTCTCCCACTTCGATGGCCGCATTGGCCAGTAGCGCTGGTATCGCAGTTGTTTCTGCCGCTTTCTTGCTCATGGCTCCCGCCTCTCTGCCTTCAGTAACAGCCGGCCTCTGTGCCGGCGTTTCTCTAACCTATTCGTTGAATTCCTCGAATGCCTTCGATAGATCGCTTCTCATCGCCGAGATCACATTCTCGACGGGATATTTCTTTTCCAGCTCCTGGATAATTGAGCGTGTCGTCTGAATGTCGCCTTTGTCGCCTCGCCATACCGCCTGCACTGCGCCGCATGTGATGTATATCCGTGGTGCTTCGGTATCGATGAGGATTGAGGGCCCGATATCCCCATTTTTTCCCGCCGCGTATATTGCGAGCTTGCCTTCGCCGTCCGTTGCTGTGCTGATTATCCCCTGACCGTTCAGGTCCAGGAGCCCGAGAAGATGCTTCGCACCTTCGATCAAATCCTTGACGCTCTTGGACTTGCCAGTTGCAACGAGCTTCGTCCCTCTGCGTTCGCCTTTCCGCTGCTTGGATTCTTCCCCTTCTTCCTCTTTCTCGTCTTCGACCTTTCCGGGCCCGACAAGGAAGAGACCGGAGCCTGTCCAATCAACGAGAGCAGCCTTTTCCTTTCCGCCTCGATCATCGAAAAGTAGGGAATGGCCGGCTGTTGCTTTGATAATGCGGATTCTGGTTGTATTCCTCGGATCGCTCTCGCCCGCTTTTTTCGCCTCTTTCGGAATAAGCTGTTTGTTGCTGCCTTCGCCCTTTTGGCACGCAGGCCCAGGGCTGCCGGCATCCGCGAATGGATCTCCGGAAACGAATTCCATGAGGATGGTCTGGCCCGGCTCCATGGGCCACCAGATACCTTGATCGCCCTCGGACTTACCCACACCGCCAACGGGCGCACTGCATATTTCGACCCAGTCGCTCCAATTCTCTTTTCCCGTGCTCAGCAGTCCCGGCACCAACACGCGGACACGGCCGCGGCCCTCCGGATCATTCACGTCCATCACTTTCGCGAGATGCCGAGTGCTGTATTGCACCATGAGATCGGGAGTCGCATCGAAGAGCAGACTGTCGTCGCCGGATTCCAACATGCTCATTGCCCTTGTTGCGAAGTTCCGCTTCCCGGACCTTCTTCGAAATCTTTGAGTTCGTTTCTGATATCCAACCCACGCCCTTTGCCTTTTTTCGGTTCCCCACCGCCTCTGTGCCGTTGAACCCGTTCCCGCACATGGAACCGAATGCAATAGGGTTCCCCTCGTTCTATGGTGAGAGACGCCGATTGATTCGTCTTGCGCTGGCCGACATAGACTCGGCCCTTGTTCCAGATGTCCGTATACATGACAACCGGCTGATCTTCCCCGGCCCCGCCTTTGCCGGTTCCTCCCCTGACGAGGGTGGCGTCAGTAGTAAACGGCTTAGCCTTTCCACCCTTGTGGACCACATGTTTCACATACCAGGTGCCGGAATCCTTACTTCCGAACCCGACCATATTGATGACCGTTTTTGCCCGCAATTTGGGGTGACCTCGCAATTCAAGCTCGCCGGTGAGGGGTTCCGATGCATGGCTGTTATGAAAATTCCCTCCTCGGTGATCGTCGCGGCCCTTGCCGTCCTTTGTCAGTCCCTCTGCAGATGACCAGGAATGGCCCTGATCACGTTCCATCTTCGTTCCGGGAACCGAGGTTCCCTTTTCACCTCCGAGCGGACTCGTTGGTTGCTTGCCCTGTGATCCGCCGCTGTCGGGGCCGAGTATGCGACCATACTTCCTCATTACCTGCAGGCTGTTTTCGTTCATAACAGGCGGTCGCTTGTGCTCCGTTGTTTTGCCCGCGCCTATTTCAGGATTGAGTCCCACGGCTTTCAGCTCACTTTCAATGATGCCGGTGTTAGTGCCCTTCTTGTGGTTGCCCCGATGTTTTCCACCAGCCATTTTTGAGAGAGGGTCTCTGCCGATGACGACTACGGTGTCGTGCTCGTTCGTTCCGTAATTCCGATCCTGATCCTGCACGGGTAACGATGCTGCCGGGCTCAAGTCGTTTGTGTAGCCAAACCGGATCTCCATATCGTCGCCGGTATTGAACGCAGCCGCATACCGTCCATCCGGGCTCGCCAGTGTTGCTTTCAACTGCGACGCGGATTCCTCGTCGTCAATTACTTCCCAGGTGACAATGTCATCGCTTACATTCCGGCCGCCGATGGTAACGATGAATGCAGCATCAGGCATGGGTTATCCTTTCCATCTCCACAGTTCCACGCGGAAGCGGCATTCGTCCGCCATGAGTGATGGGCTGAAGATCCGCCTGAATTTGGGCTCCACATTGATCACGACACACTTTTCCCTCAAGAGCTTTCCGAAGATGAACATCACCTTGGGCGGCTTGGCCGGGCCTATACCTCGTTTGATCGGAATGGTGAGGCTGTCCAAATCCTGCTGCATCTGCTTCGCATCCGACTCGCTCAACTCTCTCGTGGCAATCAGGTCGAATTGAATTACCGCCTCTCGTCTGTGGGAAAACTGCATGTAAGGCGAATCTCCGCCCTGAACAGCGAGCGTTGCATATTCCGCCCTGGCTGTCGGGCCCAGGAGTTCGCTCGGATTGAATTGGAACGTTACGGTCTTTCCGCCACCTTCCAGCGGTATCATCATGCCTTTCATATATTGTCGCTGCATGTTGCCACCGCTTTCATCGGAACGTGCTTCCCGCTCCTCGCAGGCTGCGATCCCTATTTTCCTGAATGTTCTTTTCCACCCGCGGCGTCACTTTAGCTGCTATGTCATCACCATCGAGCTGTATACTGTTGTTCACGGTGACATCGGTCTTGTTGTCCAGATATTGCTGATACATCTGGCCTGCCTGTTGATCCAATAGGCTGGGTGGCATCGCACGTGTCCGCATTTTCGGCTCAGGAGTGAAGGTGTCTCCGAGACTCTCATAAGGCGAGGCCGCTTTGTCTGTGAGAACCAGCGACTTTTCTCTTTCGCCGCTTCCCATGTAGGTCGTGCCGCCAAGCCACGTCGGGGCATACTTCTCTCTGACACCAGCTACAGCAGTCCCCCATCTGTCAATCGTCTGGACCGCCGTCGCTATTTGCCCCATGAGTTGCGCTATTGGCGGAAGCGCTTCCGCCATTTTTCCGAGACTTGTTGTCAGCGAACTGAGGTTGGTTCCTGCAATTTGACCGAATGATTGCCCGATCTCTTTCCATTTCTCCGGATTTCCGCCTTCCAGCAGATCAACGATACGGGTCATCCAGCCCGTTACGTCAGGTAGCCCTCCGAATGCTTCTGCAAGGCCCGACTTGAATCCCGCCGCAAAAGGCCGCAGATTCTGGATGATTTGATCGGCCCGTTGGTCCCAGAGATTGGCTATACGGTCGAAAAACTGCCCGTAACCCTCGAATTGATCTGCAATTACTCCCTGAAAGGATGCCTTGACAGCTCGGCTTGCATCTTCCGCCCGCTGCATGAGAATGTCATACTTGGCAGTCCAGCTCTGAAAACTCTCGTCAATTTTCTTGCGACTTTTGAGCGGGTCCGCTTCTTCCGTGGTTTTCAATAACTTTTGATATTCTCCGGAGGCATGGGCTTTCGCCAAAAGTGGGAGCCCCTGCACGGCCGTCTCACCGAACGCATCCGACAGAGCTTTGACGGCATCGATTGCCCCGGCATTTTTCAGTCTGTTCAATTCGGTGAGTGCTTTGTTCAGATAACGCCAGTATTCTTCGGGGTCCCGGGCTATCATGCGAGATGCATGCGCAGCGTATCTCTCCTGTTCGCCTTTTTCCTGCTCATGCAGATCTTTTCTTCGTTCATCGTCCAGATCCGCTTCACTCCCAACTCCCCATCTCTGGAGCACTCTTGCCTTTCCTATTCCAGCCAGGAGTTTCCCATAGCCCTCGCCTTGTTTTGCGAAGACATTCTTGAGCAAGTCTCCGGACCGCTCGTGCAAAACGCCACCGACAATACCCAAATCGGACAGCATTGCAGCGGGGCTCTGGCCCATCTGAGAATAGAGCGCTGCTATGTGCCCCATTCCTATTTCAATGTCGTGGCCTCTTGCCTTTGTCTGGGAGAGAACGGTCTGCATCTGAGCGCTGAATTTCTCCATCATCGTAAGCTGTTCTTCTTCAGACTTGCCGAGCCCATAGCTGCCCGTAAACGTCCGCATAAGATTGCTCGCACCGCTCAGAGACATGCTCGGTCCCAGAGCTTTTGCCATATAGAGTGCACTCTCCAATCCACGTTTGTTCAACTCAGGCTTGTCTGGGGCAAATGTCGATTGCATATCATATATGCTGGTGAGATAATCCCCACCGGCCACTCCTGGTATGCGTCTCCTTAGCTCCTTCAGATGATCTCGGTATTGCCGCAGTGCTTCTGGAGAGGCGTCGTATTGCCGCAGAAAATCCTTTGCACGATCCATTTCAGGATTTCCCGCTACCCAACCACCCAGAACAGAGAAGGCTTTGCCGGTAACGAGTCCGGCCGCTGCAACCTTGGCAACGCCGAATGCTCTCGAGACTCGCTGGCTCATCTTTTCGGTCGCACGGGCCACGCGTTCGAGATTCCGTTCGGCCTGGGGAACGTCCGATCCTATCTGGCGTGACAGGCCGCGCAGACCGGTCCCCATCCTGTTGAACAAGCGATCTACACCCTCAGTGCCCTGTAACCCGAACTTTATGCCGATTTCATAGAGCGTTCCCATGGATCATCTGCCCATTTTCGACTTAATCTGCTCTTCTTCGTAGTCGTATTGATCCAAAATCCTTTTCCACACTGACCGCCTGACGCTTGACGGCCACGTCATCACCCTCAGAAAGTCCTGCTTCAAGTGGTACGCCACATTGAATGCCTCCTGTTCCACGGAGTCAGCATCGCCGAAGAATCGGAACAGGTCCCACGAGATCCAGCCGAGCAACGCCGCTCTATTTGCGACTATTAGACGATTAAGCCCGGCCATACAAAGCGAGGGTCCAACAGGAAGTTCACTTCCTCCCAGAATCCACAAGAGTGCTTCAGACCGATCCTGGTCTCATACCATTCCCTCTTGGCCATCAGTGCCTCACGAAAAGCGATGTGATCGGGCATGGGCCAGGAGGCGACTTCGCGCAGCTTCACTCGGTCCGATCCGTCAACCGACCTGATTGCGATCCAATCGCTGTAATTCAGGTCAAGCTTTCCGCTCCCCAGAGTCTCGATTTCCTTCTCAGCAATTGGGTATCCATAGACAACGTGGTTTCCGGTTTCCGGCAGATAGATTTCCCATGTGGGATCGGGGCCTGTGATGTAATCGGGAATTTCCGGTTCCAGCCAGGGAGTAAGATCGATGACAGCGCCATTCGGCTTTCCGCATTTGGCACATGCCCCGCCAAGTTTCAGTGTTCGTTTCGATGTTGCCATACAGTAAACATTTAGTGCGACTTGGATGTAATCGGGCTCGCTGAGCTTTCCCAATGCGACTTGGATGCAGTCGGGCTCGCTGAGCCTTCCTATATCCTGGATGCTTGGTTTTTCTATGTCTCCCAGCCGCACCACACATCGTGCGCAGAAATCCAGCAGTGCCCGCGCCTTGTTCGAGTCCTTCTCGTAGACAGCAGTCTCATCATTACCGTCCGGTTGCACGATGACCGTTTCCAGCCCACTGAGATGTAACTTGATGCTCTTCGTCTTTCTCGTCTGTTCCATGTCATTCCCCGATACTTGGATTTGGGCGCATCGCGCGAAATGCGAGGTGCGCCCTGTCACAATGGGAGGCACTCAATTGCTGCTAACCTCCCCGTCGTTTCGCCGCCCGTGATGGCGGCCTGTGTATCCCCTTAGCGCTGACGCCACTTGAAATAGTTACATTGGAATTTGACCGTGACTTTCAGCGCTTCCTTCTTGTCCTTTGCGTCAAATTTGGGCGTCTTTATCGGCTCGGACGGCCAAGCGTCCTCAATGTCGCCGATGATCACCGGATCATAGTTAGGGCCGAGCAGTCGCACCGTGCCATCCCGATAGTATTTCTTCTTGTCATGGGTCTGCACATCCGCTCGCCAGCTCTCCATCTTGAGCAGAACCGGATCGTCGGCAAAGCACGTGAATTCCACCGTGAATTCCTCGATCTTCTCACCGCCAGCTTCTTTAATAGTGATCGACTGCCCGCCGCCGTCGATCTCCACCACTTCGAACTTGCTGTTCGGAGCCTCGAATGACGCCACGGTGAACGGTTGGAACCCGTTGAATTCCAGCAGGAACATGTGCACCAGGAGAGCAGCTCCCGCACCTTCGATGTCTCTGATCATTACACCCTCCTGACCCATCCGGGCAGCTCATACAGTTCGGAATAGTTGGCGAACGGCTCACCCGTCCGAGTCACGCCCAGCTCGCAGATGAGGTATCGAATCACCCGTGTGGGCTGAATCAAAATGCGGCACCGATATTTCCCCTGATCTATGTCGAGTCCGGTATTCAGGACAGCGCCCTTCAATTCGCCGCCTGCGAAGTACGCTTCCTTATCCGTTTGAACGAAATACCCATAAACCGCATATTTTCGTGCTTCAAGCCTGAAATAGGGCTCGAGTATTCTGTGGATCTCGCCCCATATGACTGGATGGTTCGGGTCGAACACATACCCGAGCAGGACCGGATACAGCGCCAGCTCATACGTTTTGACGAGCCACACCACGTTGAATTCCCGGAATGCCGAGGAGTTCAACTGACAGGTATAGTTCCCCCAGAGCTTTGCGCCTTCCCATCCCCTATTCTGAACGCTTGTGGGAAGCATACGCAGATCGTTGATCCCGTATTCGGCAAACAGATCGGCCTGTGCCGGATCTTCACCAGCGTTGTGTTTCAGGCCCAGAACACCGTCGCACGATCCTCGTTTCACCCCGAATGGTGCCCAGGATGGTCCCTTATCCTGGTCTGTCTTGCTGATTGCAGCCCCCAGGAAAGATATGGCAGGGATGGGAATCTTGCCGTTGTTCCGTACGTCGAATACTTCCGGCCAGCCGTGCGTAAGGGTGTAATTGCAGGAATCCAGAGCCGCATGCGTGTACGGCGGCTGGCCCATGCGTAATTTCACCAGCTCATCCGGTGCCGTGTCGTCCGGCAAATTTCCATGGCCGAACTTACCGATCTGGTTGTTGCACCAGGCTGCCAGTTCTATATGGGCCGTCATGGAACTGGTCCCGATTGCCATGACATGGATCGCCGGTATCAACGTTTTCAGCGTCGACCACACGCCGGTCTTGGCAGCGGCATCACCGATCCAGTCAGCATCGGTCAGCACACAGCTCCCGTCGTCACCTCCGGTAAAAGGGATGCCGTCATTGCTGATTGCAGGCCAATCATACGGAGCCGGGTTCGGATCGTCTGCCGTGTCCTCTATGGTGGTAAGTTCTGAATGGCTGTTGATGTAGTTTTTCCAGTATTTCGGACTGTTCGTATTCCGCTCGAGATCCTGAAAATATTCTTCTCCGGACCCCGGGATCACGATCCGGACATTCATGGCAACGCCTGAGCGTTGCGGCCTGTCGTAGAAGTAGATCCTGCATCCTTCGTTGTTCGCGTAACTGCCGTGTCCTCGCATCTTGGCTCGCCAGGGATACTTCACCAAGCCGTTCGTGCCGGAATGCACGTTGGTGTCCAGTCCCAGAGCAGCGGCTGCCGTGGATGAGGACTGCACCTGCACAGAGGAACTCTCGCCTGTGGTGGCAGACGTGATACTGAGCTTCCCGCTGAGACCGCTTGCGGTTGCTCCTGAAAGAGCGCCCAACTGTGCGACGACTTCTGCTGACGTCAGCGTAAATGCAGCGGTCTCGCCGTGGGCCGGCTCCAGATCGAACGTCTGGTTGGCCCCGCCGTTAATTGAGAGCACGAGCGAATCGGTTCCCTCAACACGGGCGTATACGCCGACATTGATGCCCAGTGCGGAATAGCAGTCGTGATCGACCGTCAGGATCTCCAGGCTGTGCAGGGGATTGATTGCCTCAACATGGACCTTGCCGCTCACGACCGTCGCATTCAGGCCGTTGCTGCCTGCATTGATCTCGTCACATGCCTGCTGCGCAGTTTTTGCAGCATTCTGCGTGAGCGTTACCGTCTGTTCAGCTCCCCAGCTGCCCGGCACGCCGCCACGCACTTTAAACGTATCGTTTGCGCCTGTGGTGATTGCATACGGCCCGATTTCGCTTCCTGTCAGGCGGCCAGAAAGCGCCTGCTGAAACGGAAACGGTCCCACTGCGCTCTGGATGAATCCAGCGGTGGGTTGCCCCCCACGGTCCGGGATAAGGCAACTCGCAGCTACAGCATCCATGGTGGAAGGGTCTGTCACGTCCTCGCAATGGATCAACCTGATGAAGACGACTCGGCCGCCGTTCTTCAGTTGATTGATGACAGCGAGCGGGTCTGTGCTGAAGTCGACGGTATTCCCGAATTTCTTTGTGAACTCTTCAGGTCCGTTCTCGAACATGGTCGGTTTCCAGGGCTCTCCTCGTTCGGATTGCCCCATCACGATGACCCAGCCCTTCGCAACGGCATTGATGTAGTTCGAGAGATCTACAACCTGCATGATGACTCGGGGATCGCCAAGGGTCATTTCGGCACCTCACTTTCCCGCGGAGGCTCCAGAGCAATGACGCCCTGGTCACGCAATGTGTAGGTCTGCGGGGAAATCCATTTTCTCAGGACCGCCTTGCTCCGGTTCATCTCTTTGCCGCGAATCTTCGGGCCGCAGTGCTCTGAGCGAGCATTCAACAGCATGAAGTCACGCGGCTGACTCGTCAGGTTGACAATGACTACATAATCGCTCGCAGGCGGACCCGTGCTGATCGGGACATCCTGCGGGCCCTCCATCGACTCCTGATCTTTTTTGCTCTTGGCCATGTTCACCTCGCAATCGTGTCCCCGGTCAACCAGCGAACTCCAGTTCCGGGGTAATGATCGATTTCACCTGATAGGACTGCCGCCGTTCGAGCCATATGCAATCCACCTCACACCAGAAGGCAGACCACCACTCGGGAGCGGCCAGCTCATCGAAATTCTTGTAATCGGACCGCCTGAAATGTGGCTTCTGCCCTTTGATAACGGGCCAGTGCGATTCAGGAAACAGATTCATCACCATCGGCAGCAGCGCATCACGCTGGGCTTTGTCTGCTGCCCTGAGATCGCACTGAAAGGTGAGAATGAACGGTATCGGATAGGGCTTGACCGTATAGCTCACCGGACCGGTCCGGGTCAGATGAGAGACGAATCCCACCGGCAAACCGAGTATTTCGCTCGCCGTAGATCCTGTGAGTATTTCCAGATCGTGCCCTGCCTGATCTGCTTCGATCCTGACCCTGCCGTGCCGATAGGTAGCAACAATGCCGCGAGCCCAATAATTCACAGCACGAGCAATTTCCCAGGCATCGCGGCTGCCGGGCAGTATTGTGACGGTCTGATCAGGTCCCCAGGCACCCGGCGTGCCCACGCGTAATTTCAGGGCTCCGTTATCGCCGTCGATCACGAACGGTTCAGCCTCGGAAGACACGATCTCTGCTTTGAACAGATGTCCGAGTTCTTCCTTGATCTGAATCGTCTGTTGTTCCTCTGACGGGATGAAATACGAACAATGCGGGCGGTCCAGTTCTTCTTTCGGTTCAATGTCCAGCGACAAAGCGACGCAGGGCAACGCTGTTTCACCATGCTCACGCTGGGAATCCGGTGGATACACAGGGAGTGGCGTCACGCCATCAGGCAGGAGAATCTTGCGGAATGGATTGACGACATAATCTGTGACTGCCTGGATCATTTCTTAAACGCCCTCTCCACTGCCTCTTCGTAATTCTTTGCAACCGGCCCGGCGCATTCTTTTTCAGATGGTCTAAAGAAGGGCCTCGCTGGTATGTTCCGTTTCGGCGAACCGAATTCGTGGACCGCCGCAATGTTCACCAGGTCTCCGCCTTTGGCCGTGGTGTTTCGCAGCACACCCACAAAGCCTTCATTCCAGCCCTTTTTCTGGTATCTGATGTTGCTCATGAGCGTTGCAGTCTCAATGAGGATCTGAACCCCGGCCTGGGACAATCGGCGTGCCAGCGTCTGGTTGCTCTCCTTCGGGCTGTGAGCCACCTTCTCCTTCTGGAGCTGAGCTATGAGCCGCTTCTTGCCCAATTTCGCCATCTGCCGCACGAGGTGCCGGCGAAATGCCAGTCGTTCTGCGAGCGTCAAACGGCTCTCTTTGGGGCTGAATGCAATGCCTTTTGCAGCCAGCCGTGTCGCAAGAGTTTTCTTGGACAATTTCCTGAGCTTCCCAGCCTGGAATTCGTGAGCTTTGCGTGCCTGTGTTGCAGGCGCAAGCGGAGCCCAACCCAGATCCTGTTTCTCGAAATGGCCGACAACGGTCTCCTCGATTAATCGGCCGTTCGTGTCCGTCGCGGCCTTGACCTCGGTCTTAAATTTTTGTCCGACTCCTGAGAACAGTCTTTCGAGTTTTTCCCAGTCGCCGTATTTTCCACTTCCAGCCATCACTCAGATTTGCCCCAAACTGCGTTTAGATTCGTTGCAAACTTGTTGCAAAGGTCCCCGGTGATACATTGGCCGTCCGGACCCTTGAACGTCGCAAATTCGATTATTCTGCGTAGCCGAATTCCGAACCCGGAATTGACCGGTTCCGTTCGACCGCCAAGCGCACTATCACCTCGATCATGTTGTGGATTCCGGCCAGGGGCACGATGTCCTTCCGCAGAGGAAAGTCTTCGGCGTAATCCCAGCGCTCGCCATCGATCAGAAAATACTGCGTCACGTTGAGCTCCACTCCTTTGGCAGCAAGTTCCTTCTTGAGGAAATAGAGCCGTTTGTTCAGGCCGCTGCGCATTCCCGAGCTGTCGATCTCCAGACCCTCATCGCCTTCGCTCTTGGCCAGATCTTCGGCAATGCACGTCAGAGCTGTCTGGACGCCTTCCTCATCGACCAGGATCACGGCATCGCCGGCCACTTCCTCGAAGACCTCATCAAGACCATTGCGGATCTCGGCTATTTCGTCCGGGGTCATCTCACCAGCTCTCCACCCCCAGGAATGGGAACGGTTTGGTAACAAGTTCTTTCAGATCTTCCGGAGCGGCCTCTCGTGCGGCCAGCTTCACCTGGTTCGCGAGCTGCGATTGCAAAAGCTTCAGGTAATCCTCAGCCTTCTGCCATTCCACTTCCGCAGGGCCGCCTTTGGCTTTCGCCTTCTTCTGGGCAAATTCGAGGAGCACAGGCCCGATCAGGGCATAGGCCGCCAGCACAGAGATATAGACCTTCTGCTGATCGGTCAGCGTGCCCGGAATCAATCCCTGCAGGACTGTCTGGGCTTCCACCTGCCGCGGTATGGCGTCCTCGAGCCCTTCGCTCTTGCTCAGAACCGGAGCGAATTGATCTTTCACGAGCTGTACGGCATCTATGGCCATTGGTTATCCCTGCTGTTGTTCCCACTCTGCCTGTGCGATCAGCTTCGCCAGGGTCTCGGCCTTGGGTCTTTTCGGAACATCGATCCCGTGGCGTTTACAGGCCTCTCGCAGCTCGGCCATGGTGAACTTTGAATTGATCTGCTTTGCAGTCCGAGCGAGAAACGACTCTCTGCTTTCCGGTTCGGTAGCCACATCGGGAACCGGCGCTTCCGGTTCCTCGATGGCTTCCGCTGCCTCTGGTGTGCCCGGCTCATCAGGGCAGACACTCGGGTCTGCCCCTACCGATTGCGGAGGGGCACAGCGCACGATCCCGCCAAACCGCAGCCGCTCTTTCGTGAGCCGCCCCACCGGTTGCGTCAGCTCCTTGACGTCATCCCTGGACAGGCCGAATCCGGTTTCGGGATCGAAAAACGATCCCTCCTGATTGGCCAGCGTCACGTAATCAGCCATTTCGCTACTCCATTAAGCAGCCACTTGTTCCCAATCGGCAGGGAAGCCGTAGGTCTCGAAAGCCTTTTCGCAATTGAGAATGATGCGGGCTTTCTTATTGATGTTTTCGTAACCGGTGATGGTAGCCACCGTTACACCGCTGACCATGCGCTCCGGATAGCGAGCCTCCTCCGGCACCACCGGCATGAAGACGAGCTGCCGGGTCGAACGCTTGTTGTTTACCAGCAGGGCTTTGTTGTCCGCCATTCTGCGGCTGATGATGTGAAGCACCTGCCCCGGCTCGATGTCGTTCAAGGGCTTCAAATCGACTCGCGGCGATCCGTATCCCTGGTTGTTACGGAATTCCGCAATCTTCCGTATGAGCGATGCGGTGGCACGGTTGGTCACCATCGTGAACCAGCCCTGATTGATGGCAGCGCCGAATATCCAGGTCTGATCGAAATCGTCGTATTGAAAATTCTTTGTGGTATCCACGACGCCTACCTCGGCAGCCTCGTCACCCCCGGATCGCTGATCGCCGTTCACCAGGACGTCAACCACGTGATCGTTTTCCTGAGCCACGATGGTAGCCGCGACTTCTGCCAGATACGGTTTCAGTAAATTGATCGGGGCCGATTTTGCAGCTTCATCGGTGATCTCGATCATGCGTCCTTTCTTGGTCAACCTGACGGTCCGGTCGCCCGTCGTGATAGTCGCCTGAGGCAGCGTCTCGCCTTCACCCACCGCTGCGGGACCGGCATCCTTGTACTGGATCTTGGGCGTGATCACGGTCATACTGCCGACCGGCTCACCGACAGTCGTGCACAGATGCTGATACCAGGCGGTAACCGGATCGGCCTGGAGCCCTTCCACGACCATGTCCCGGATTTCTTCGCCAGCCAGAAAACGAAAATCGTCCTTCCTGTGGACCAGGTTGCTGAGTGTCATCTCCCACGGGAATGCGCCCATCTCCAGATAGAGATCGCGTTTCGTCATGGGCTGGCCCTTGTCGTTCGTGAGCTTGAGATAGTCCTGCATGAATTTCTCAAGGGAAGCGTCTTTGCCCGGTCCACCGTCGAATCCCCGCAGCTTCAGGAGCGGCTCGAAAATCTTCTCTCGAAATGTATTTTTGAAGCCCAATTCAGCCATCGTCGTGTTCCTCCCGTTTTCTCTGGTTACATTTCCAGGGTTTCGACCGCGGCGTCCTTTGCAGCGGCAGTAAGAGCGATTCCCTTGACGCACGTCGGATCATGGCTCGCATTGGTCGGCGCATACACGCCAACCGTCCAGCCGAGCGCCGTATAGGCGTCGTTTGCTACAGTCTCGACCTCGACGCTCTTGCCGATTTCCAGCGCCACGATATTGAGATTTCCCGCTGCATCCACTTCGAGCTTCATGCCGGTCAGCGCAGCATTCGCCTCAGCAGTGATGGCCGCAAAGGTTTTGCTTTCGCCGGCATCCAGGGTGATGCTCTGGGAATCTCCGCCCTCGAGCTTCAGCTTGATCGCATCGTTTGTGGCCGCTGTGATGTCCTGCGGACCGGTAGTCGTGCCGTCATGACGGGCAGGCTTTGCCGGTGTGTACTGAAAGATCTTGTTGTCCGGTCCGAGCACGAAATAGCCCGGCTGGATCGCTTCTCCAGCGATCCTGTCATCCCTGTGCCAGACATAGGGAGTAACGAAAACGCATTCCCCCATGTCTATCCGTTTCGTGTACACCTGGCCCACATAGGGATCGTACGGGTCGGTGAGTCTGGATACCGTGCGATCTGCACCGATTTTCAGACGGTCACCGTCCTCGATGACTCCCGAATACTCAGCGCCCACAGTCAGCGGCGATGGTGCCCTTTTTTCCATATTCGATTACCTCCTTGACTCGGTTCCGTGCCCCTACTCGGTTTTACCCGCAGGGCTCCCCGCCGATGGTTTTGCGTAATAGTCATCCAGCATCATGGCCCGGATGTGTCTATCCAGGTCCGTTGCTCCCGGTCCGCCCATTCCGGGAATCTCCTCATTCTGCGAGACCTTCGCTCCCAGGCGAGCATTTGCTTTGGGATCGAGCAGCGCCAGTTGATCTTTGAGATATTCCAGATCTCCGGAGGCCTCGATGCGTTTGCGTTCCCGCAGCTCCACTTCGGACATTTGCTGTTTGTCCGGTTTTACGTGGGCTGCATCGAATGCTTTGAGCGCCGCCCCCCTTACGTCCTCCAGATACGCCTTTCCTTGCGGGATGAAGGCCAGCTCTCCGGGCAATCGCTCGAGTACCTGTTCGGCCGTGAGCTTCACCTCGCCTTCCTTGAGCAGCGTCGGACCGAGCTTTTCCAATTCCGCAGCCAGGCTGTTGTATTTCTTGGCTGCGTTCAGCCTCTGGGTCAGCTCCGCCTTGACCCGCTCATCCAATTTCTCCGGCATCGGTCCGTTCTCCGTGAATGCCACGGAGATACCCAGCTCGCTGCAGACCAATTGCAGGAGGGCCCACACTGTTTTCATTTCGCTGCCTCCACTGTTTTTTTTCGGATCTTCAAACTGGTAACCAGACCAGCTTTTCCCCTGATTGAAGGTGTTCTTTCGCGGACCGGAATTCGGGTCGGCTCCCGCCGGCACCAGCGCATAGTGCAGCACGCTCGATGTGGTCTCCGGCAACCAGCGCACCATCTGCCCGTCCACCTCTTCACCCTGGCGCTCGATGAATTCCTCGATGTCCATGTCCGGATGCGAGAGAGAAAACTGGTTGTCGATGGAGATGCTGCCCGCATCCAGGTTCGCTGTCTCCAGGCCGATAGCCGCCTTGGGATCGAATCGCCTGTCCACGATCACCGATCCATTCAGTCCCGGAGGAATATCCACGCATTGTTCCCAGAAAGCGTTGCCGAGCTTTCCTGCCTTGGCCTGCATGTCGAACGTATGATTCCACATCACCGGCACGGGCCGAGGAACACTGTTGATACAGCCGATAGCTTCCTTGAGCGCCCGTGCATCCGCATGACCGAAATCAACCCTCTGGTCGGGCGCAAACCATATTCCCGGCGAAACGACGGTGGCGCTGATCAGCCGGAACGTCACGCTGACTAAATGCGGATCTTCGGTTCCGCCGTCCGTGCCGGTTCCATCTCCGGCCTGTCCACCTTCGGCTCCGGATGCAGGTGGATTGTTTCCGTCCTGAAGGTTGGCCGGTTTGCCCGGATCGGCCGGCTTGCCTCTTCGTGTGCAATCCACGAACATTGCCGGGGCAATCACCTTGCCGTCTTTCGTGAACTTGAGCGGATGTTTCATGCGATCTCCTTCTTGATCACAGCGACCACTCTGTGCCTACAAAGCGGATGTATCGGAGCGGTCACCATGCCGGTTGCCTGAACGTCAGCAGCGTCCATGTCCTCAAGGCTTTTGAGTCCATCCTTGCCTGCGAATCGCGATGTGATGAACTTGTCGAACTTGGAAATGTCCTCGTTGCCGGATTCGATGATCCGCTCGATTCTGGTTATTTCCTTGCTCACTGTGAATTCCTTGTTCCGCATGGCCTTGCACCAGTCACAGGTCAGCCGATCCCATGGGCCTGCAATGCGGAATGTGGTGATCTGCTCGTCATGAAGTGCCAACATCTGGCCCCAATTCTGGGCACGAGAGACACCGGTATCGATGATCACGCGAGCACGGTGTTCGCCGATTTTCTCTGCCAGCTCCGAAAACTCCTCACGGAATGCAGCCAATTCTTTCGGCGATTTGCCTCTGCCCAGTCCCTTTTCGAGGTATTGCTCCCGCAGGAAATCCGTGATCTGCTGATTCGTCCTGTCGTCTCCGGACACGTATTTGCTGGTGTAGAAGCGGTCCACACGGCTCATGTAACCGATGGCCGTGGTGTCCCACGTGCCGGTGACAGCCTTGCCCGGTGCGGATCGCTTCCATTCTCCGCCGAACACGGAATCGTCCTCGTACCGTGCCCAGGTCCAAATCCTGTCGAGATGCTCTCTGCCGATCCGTTCCAGCGTGCGGGCATCAAGCCTATCCTCAGCGCCGCTCAGGAAGAGCCGTAATGCCTCCGCAACGAAGGTGTCCACTTCCGGGATGTCCCGAACCGACGCCCACTCGTAAACAGCCTCGACACCGAGTCGTGCCGCATCCGAGAGCTTCCCCTGGACCTGATACACGTATTCCCGTGCAGCTCTGCGAGCCTCACGAGCACTGTAGTCGGCGGTAATGGCCTCGATGCTCCGTTTGGAAGTGAAACTTGACTTCCCGAAATCAAAACCGTTCCATCGCGGTTTCGGCAGTTTTAGCGAATACGAACCGGCCTTTTTCTCGAACGATGCGATGAATGCTCCCGATTTTGCATTCGCGTCGTCATAGCCCAGCTTTTCCCGGACCTCTTCGAGACTGCAAATCAGGGAATTGAACTCATTGACGAACTGGGCCCGCTCCATTGCACTGGCCTCTGACGCCATGAACTCATCCAATGTGTCCGTGAGATTGAATCTCACCGATACGCCGATATCGCCCATGCCCTTCAATGCCAGTTCAAGCCGCAAGGCATGCTCGTATGCCCGTTTCACGCAGAGCTGAAAGTTCTTGATCTGCGATGCCATGATCCGATAGACGACTGATGCAAAGGTCTCCGTTGTGCCCCAGTTGTGACCGAAGAAAACGGGGTCTCTGAGTAATCCCGCAAAGAGGCTTTGCAGGATCGTTTGAGCCATATCCTTTGCGCCAGCAGCGCCTGCGTTCGTGTTCGTGAATTTGAACTCCACGTTGTCCCAGGCAGCGGCCACGCCTTCTTGCATGTTCTTCGCGATGGACTGGGTGAAATCTCGCAGCATGGTTTGCGTGCGCCGCCAGTATTCTTCCTGGCTTTCACCGGTTTCGAGCATCTCCGGCCGCTCGGCCGAAGCCTGCAGAAGACCGAAGGAACCGACTTTTTTGGTCCAGGCCCGAATGCCTTCCTCGAATTTCTGGTTTGTGGCCGTTGCACTCAGTGCTGCCAGTGCCGGAGGAATGGGGTACGGGTTCTCATCGAAGGTTTCCGCAGCGATGAATGCCGTTTGCACCGGATTCAAAGGCACGAACTGCCCGCTCTGGATCTGACCCAGTTCCAGTTCGCCATCGGAGCCGTATCTGAATCGCAGCGAGCGCATACGGACCAGATAACCCCGCTTGATTCCGGATCTGTCGGGCAACGGCGGCACTTCGACACAGAGGCCACCGGCTCGGCACAATTGGCTGAACAGGCCATTGAACAGGCCGTCCGCTCCGGCACCCGGATAGCACCGTGCCGCGAAGTCATTGACAATTTGCAGCACGGCCTTGGCCTTCTGCTCTGTGGCTGCATCGATCTCGATCTCATGACCGCTATTCCCGAGTGAAAGCGTGTCCCGCTTGAACTTGGCGAAATAGGGCTCGGTCTTGAACAGATCGTCCATCACCTCGTAAACGGCAAAAGGGAACAGAGCCGAGATCCACGTGAGATTGGAGAAGAGCCCCCGCATGGCCTCCACAACGGAACCGCCCTGATCGACGGAAATGCGGTCCGAGAGGTCCGGGATTCCCGCTTTTGTCTTGCGGTTCTTTCGCTTGCTCATGCATTCCCCCCAACAGGTGCAAACATGAGGTCAAGCGATGGCGACGCTCCCTTTACTCCCAGCTCGAAGGCAGCAATTCGTCCGCTGTTCATGGCCATACCGAAATGGTTCTCAACTTTGTCCAGGTAGGTTCGGCGTTTGTTGCCGTTTTTGTCCTCGACGGTTTCCGTGATGAGCATTTTCAGGTGTGCCCACACGTCTTCCAGGACTGCCTTTTCGGCCGGGGACGCCTTCGCCATATCGGGCAAGAGCATTTCCTGGCCGACCAGCATGTCTACTGTGGTATCGAGGCTTTCGGTCCTGTCCACTGCAACTGTCTGGATGGGGATCTTGTTCTCGTATAGTTCGGAACCGACAGTCAGCTCTTTGACCATACGGAAATACTGAATCCAGACCTTTTTCCTGAAACCGGTCGCAAATTCTTTGGCGGATTTCTTGTAAGGCATGGCGTCAATTACGCATGCAGCCACGCCGTGAGCATGCATCAACTCGCCAAGGCGGCCCCATTTGTCGGTAATCTCGAACCAAGTCCAATGGAACTCCCCGCCAGACCTTCTGCCGATGGCAATATGGAGTAGATCGCCAACATCCACGCCCATGAACGTCCCGTATTCCTTTCGGATAAATGCGTATGGCCGCTGGCAATTGCGCAGGACGTCATCCGTGATTTTTGCGTCATCGCCGCCGTATGGATCGCCGATAATGGAAATGGTGAAGCGCCTCAGTTCGAGCTTTCGTTTGAGCGCCGTGGCATACTGTTTCATAACGAAAGTCGCGTAATTTGCCGCTTTCTGCTTGGGTGGCTCGATTTGCGTGTAGAGCTGCGAAATGTGATATCCCCGGACATCCCGGTTGCCTGAACGATGCGCAACCCAGACGCCCTTCGCCATATCCAGTTCGGCCTGGCATTTGAGGCAGCCACGGTAATGCGTGGCACCGTCCGGATACGACTTCAGCCGATTGCTCGGAATTTCCATGAAATTCCTCGGAAATTCCTTTTCCAGACAGTTCTCCGCACCGCAAGCCGGACAGATCAGGTGCCAGTAATGCTGATCGCTGGGCGTAAACATTTTGTTGATGCCGTAGCCAGGAAAACTGGGCTGAGACAGGGCATGGTCCCATTGCAGCGTGCTGGCCATGATGCGGTCTTTGACGAATTCCGCATGATCCTGTTTGGATCGGTCAACCTCGTCACGAATCACGTAATCACCGGGCATGGTGATGACGTTGGCCTCACTGAACATGCCCATGACGTGGATCGAGCCTTCGCCCAAATCCATGTGGTCCCAGGAGAACGTTTCCCCTTTGAGCGCCTTCAATTCGGGGCTGCGGTTGATCATTCGTTGCAGACGCAGCTTTCCGAACGCTTTGGCTTTCTTGTCATTGTCCAGGTAATAGAGCGCTGTCATGCCGAGATGCGATGAGACGTAACCGGACCGTATCCCCATGATCTCGGATGCGCCTACCTGAGCCGCTTTTTGCAGAGCCTGCGCTGGATGATCGTCCTCAATGATCTGCTGCTGAAATTCGAAGCCCTTATACGTGTAGGGACGGCCGCCCACCATAATTCCGGCATTCGGTAACCATTCTCCTATCGGGAGAGGCTTTCCGCGTTTCGCCTTCATTGCGGCAGTTCTAGGCAGTATTTCGTTAATAAGGCTCACGCGGTTTTCTCCATCACCGTCTTCATTGCATCGCAAAACTCTGCCGCAATCAGTGGGTTGGCCTTCAAGAACGTGAGGATTTCCTGCCTCACTTCTTCAAGTCTGCGTGGTAAGAGCGTTCGCAATGTCGCATTTCGCTGCAATTCCCATTGCTGATGGGCAATCTTTGATATGACTCGCTTTCCGCTGTTCACGCAGATTTCTCCAACATTTCTTCTTTCGCTCGCTCTGCAACATCGAGGAGCTTGCTCGTCAATTCGGGCATGCCGGTCAGCAGCTCTTGCATGCGCTCTTTGAAGCGCTCAAATGCCGCCTCGATTGCCTTGGTTCGCTCGTGTTCCCATTTTTCCCGTGCCACTTTGCCGGTGGCGAGACGCCCCAGGCTGTTAGCTATGCGGGCCACATCGAGGATTTCCGTTGCTTTCAGGGTGTCTGCATCGGCCAGGGCTTCCAGGAGAATGGCTTTACAGAGTCCCTCCGCGGCTTCGCCCACATCCTTGGAATCGCCCACCAAATGCTTCGTCAGGACTTCGGCCTTTGTTTTGGCCTTTTCGATCCGTTCGAGATCCTGACGCTGGCGCTGCATGAACCGCCACACTTGGTTGCGGTTGATGGTCTGCTCGATGCCCTCGGATTCCAGCAGCTTGTTGAGCTTCTCCGTGATCTCATCCAGGGTCAGCTTGTCGAAATACCAGTCCTTGATCTGGAGCTGGATTTCATCGGGAAGCTTGTCGATGGCTCCGTGCGCCCGGTTCGGTCTGCGGATTTCAGGCTCAGCAGACAACGTTGACCCCCGGATCGGGCGGAATCGTGCCGTCCAAGAGATCGATACCCTTGGGCGTCATGGTTGCGAGCCAGCGCTCGACCCCGGAGATATGGTCTCTCGTCAAACGCAGGTTCAGGTAACCCTTGTCTCCCAGATATGCGAGGTTCTCCTCGAGGTCCGCGGCAACGCCGAGACGGCCTGCCTGCCAGAAGATCTTCTCGATTCCCTGGTAAGAGATCCCGTCAACTCCGTAGCGGCGGACGATCTTCAGAAGGTCTCCCCGAGTCTTGTAGTTCGCTTCAGCAGACGTCATTTTGTTTTCGCCTCGGTATTTCCGAAATAGGTGTCAATACGGCGATGCAACACGTTGATTGCTCCCATGACCTGGGCGTTGCTCTCCTTGATCACGTCATGCAGCCGCAGATAGTCGCCGTGATGCTCTTCGCGGGTGATCAGGTTCCCCTGGCTCGCACATTGCTGGGCTCGACATTCCATTATGGACATCTGGAGAGCGTGAATACGCTCCTGATGCTGGTTGGCCCGTTCCGACCCTTTGAGCTGCTCGCGCCGGATCATCTCGTCTAATTTCACGATCCGCTCATCCCGATCCGCATCGGCGGTATCCCGCTTCTGTAGAGCCCGGTTGAATATCGTCAGGGTCGCTCCACTGATCAGCGTGAGCGCCAGGAGAAACAGCGCTGCGATGAACCAGAGCGCAGTCCACGGCGTGCCCGCACCGACGTCCGGAATCATGAAGCCGCTCCTTCGGAGTCATCGGGCTGGATCTGCCACACGGAACCGTCCCAAATGACCCGCTGCCATTTCTCCACACCGTTCTCGACGGAGTGCAGCATCTTGCGCTCACCGACCGCATTGCCCTCCGGACTTCTCGATCCAGGCGATACCCTAGCTGCCTGCAACCAAGCCTCATCTGCGGCAGAAAACCGGAGAACCTCGCCTTTGTCCGTGATGATCTCTTCGCCATCGTTGTGCGCTACCAGACAGCCATCCGGAGCCAGCCCGAAATTGCCTTCCTCATCGAGTTTTTCTGTCCGGTTTTGCACTGCCTCTTTGCCGCTACTGAATGCTGCCTTGATCTTCAGGACTGCGATTTCCAGGAGTAACCTGCCCATGCGTTCCGGCAGGTTGGGAAACAGCTCTCGGAATTTCATCAGGACTGCGTAGCGCCTGTCCTCGCTGGTCCGCACGTCTGCCCAGGTCTCCTCGCGAGCGACCAGCGATTCCATCTTTTCCAGGTGCGCTGCGGTGATCCCCAATTTGAACAGGATCACGCAGGCCTCGACGGTGAACCTCCGGATCGGTTCCGGGATCATGCTGTACGAGCCGAGAGCGTTCATTGCAGCAAGGCGGCGTTCCGCCAGATTTTCGATGCTTTCCGCTTGTTCAACGGCCAGCAGGCATTTGCCGATGCCGTCCACGATGAATGCGGCCAGTTGCGGAATGAGCCACCATACGAGCTTCGTTAGAGCAGGTAAGAGCCATGCAAACATTGCGATTGCCTCCATTATTGGGCAGACGCACTGGTCTGCCCCTACAGGATTCGTTTAAATTCGCTGTAGGGGCGCACCGATGCGTGCGCCCGGTTTTGGATTACGTCATTTATCCCCGAGCAAAGCGTTCAGCGTGTCCCGGAGCGTCCGCAGATAGACCGCTTCCGCCTCGGATGCAGGTTTCAAACAGCCGTAGCAGGCCACTTTCCGGGTGAATCCCATGTTTTCGAACCCGTTCGCCTGTTTCGTTGCCGGCTGGGTTGATGCACAGCCCGCCAGGATCAAGACCAGAAATGTGCTGATGAATGCTGCTGTCTTCATTGTTCCACCCTTCGAT